GGTTTCACTATTATTAGCAGGGGGTAGCGGTAAAACCCCCTTCCAATTTATTGTGATGTCATTGCTAACATCCCAAGTCTTAGTGGTTTCACCATACTTAATTTTATTTAAACTATCTAATATATAGGTTTCTGCTTGTTTCATTTTTGGTTTCCGCAAAGTACTTTGGTTTTAAGATTTCTTTTGGGGCTATCGCTGGTGGCTGGGGAACAGTTATATTGCCAGACTCTGGCTTAACATAAATAGGAATTGGTTGGAGAATCACCGGAACGTGCCTATGATTTTCCCATAAAGTATAAACTGATAAAGATAAAGACACACAGACGAAAAACCCCAAAAGAAAATCTTTCATTTTAGTCTCCTACGCTATATCTGTAAGGATATTTTTCTCTTGATTGCCGGTTATTGGCATCGGTCTACCTTCTATTGAGAACCAAGTATTACCTCTTTGTAGACCCATATGATTGAGAATAGTCCATCTGAGGTCTTCAGGGGTACATAGACCATCTTCTGGAAACTCTGCGGCAGCGTTGGTTTTACCAATAATTCTACCCATATCATATGACGCAGAAGAAATCATAAGCGGCACTGAATTACTCCAGTGGTCACGACCAGCGTTACCGTTAATCTTTGGAGTTCTGCCAAACTCACTTGTTACAACAAGCATAGTTTTTTCTGATAAGCCTCTTTTAGCAAGAGTATCAATTAACAGGCCAAGATATTTATCAAGTGTAACCTGACGGGAATTAAGACCTGCGACGATGTTATTGTGCATATCCCACCCACCATAATTGATATTTACAAATTTAGCCCCATTTTGCACGGCTCTTATTGCTGATAACATGTCCTTACCAAGCTGATCATCTTTGAATAGATTATAATCCGCATCTTCCTCTATTCTAAATGTTTCGCCAGCTTTGCCGGTTATTGCTTGAACCGCTTGTTCTTGAAATTCATTCCAAGATCTTCCAAGTTCACCAAGTTGTGATTTAGATTCTACTAATCGTAGTAGATTAGCTCTATTATCAAATTGAGATCTTTCGCCCTTAATCTGGAGGTCACTAACTCCGCGAGCATTTGCTTCATATCCAGTATATTTTTGACCCATCCATGCCGCAGCATCACCATCAATTTTATTCATTTTGATGTAAGTTGGAAGGCCATGAGGTTGTGATACCGGCCCATAGTAACCAGCCACAACTGCACCGTAACTTGGATACTTTTGTACGGTTCCGCCTTGATTACGCTCACCACCAACAACCCAATGCGTGGCCGTCTGATGGTTAGAATCTTTATGATAGAAGCCATGTACAACGCTGATTTTGTCTGCTCTTATACTTAGCTCCTTAAATAGTCCACCAATATGTAAACCATCTACATTAGTTTGTAGGTAGCCCGTCGCAGATCTGCGTTCTACTGGAGCATTTGGTATTGGATTGAATGTCTCAATATGAGTCGATCCTCCACCAAGAAATACAAAGATAACGTTGTTATCATTTTTAGATAGCTTAGGATCATATTCTCCAGCATATGATGCTGAGATATTGCCATCTACAAGATAAGCTCCACCAAGAAAACTAACACCGTATTTAATAAAATCTCTACGTGTATTCATCTCAAAACTCCTTTAGCCGGGGGATTCGTAATAGCCAATGTTAAAACCTTCATTTGTACAACGCTTAACAGTATCATTCATACCGTGCTTTTTAAGATGGTCCTCTATATAAATACACATTTTTTGATCTGTACCCGGCCAGTTATTCTTGTAGAAATGGCATAGTTTAGTACATCTGAAATCTGACCTTTTATTATTGATGGGTTTAGGGAGGTTATTCTTTTGTATTTCTTCAAATCTATCCTTTAACATACCAAGAAATTTTTCTTGATCCTTCTTGTCGAAACACATACTAAATGGACCGCCATCTTTTACGAAAAAGATACTCATAATTGCCTGTTTGTATTCTGGATATAGCTTAGAAATAGCATAATTGTACAATAATAGCTGTGGATCTTTACATAGCTTATCGTAGTCTTTTTCTTCTCCTGTCGCCCAGTCTATCCTGCGGCCAGTTTTCCAGTCGATGACCTCTATTGTATCATCTGATACCTGAGTTACAAGGTCAATTGTGCCTTTTATCGCCAATTGCCCCTTAATAATTTCCCCGTTTGGCATTTCGTACTCAAATTTTGCCCAATCTTCTTCGATTGGAATATCAAAATGAGGTTCTGGGTCAACTACGTTTCTATTTCTTGGATCAAATTGACCATCATTATAATGTAGAGTTTTCCAGCATAGATCGTGTACAGTTTTTTTATCTACATTAGCCCATTTATGATCCGATTGCTTTTGGTAGGACTCGTAAGAAAGTTGCTCTAATTCTTCTACAAACTCTTGAGTATACAGTCTATCCTTATCTACCCTTACCTTGCCAACAGCTTCGTCTACAATCTCAAGGTATTTCTTTCTGGGGTTATCCTGTTGATACTTTTTAAGGCCAGCTAGGACTTCCATTACTTTATGTACCATTGTTCCAAGTTCAGCCTTTTTACCAGATGCAGATCTATGTCCTAAGACATAGGTGATAAAGTATTGCATCTGGCAATAAGCGTAGTTATTATAGCTAGAAGATCTCACATAAGTAATTAACATCAGGCACCTCTATATATTTTAGTCAATTTATTAAATAGTCCATCCATTCCAACATTTGCATTTTCTATGATATGCGTAAACTTGGACTGGTCGAAATTATGTGGATCAAGACAGGTTTCGCTAGCGTGATCATCTTCTTCGTAAACCCGTGTTAAACGAATAACTTCCCCTCCATTTTCAAGTATAGATTCTACCTCGTTGGGAAATCTGACATCTGGAATTACTGCTAATTCACTACCCTCCGCTAAAATTCTTTTAATGGTATTGTCAACCCATATATTTGGATACATTTTACGCATGATTTCCGTGCCAAAAAACTGCATAAACTCACGAGCAGTCATTGGTCCCTTATGATGACATATCTTACCGTTGGGACCAATATCGCTAGTATCTCCCGGCATATTTTCCCATTTAAACTCCGTCAGTGAGTTTTTATCTGCTTCAGATCCGTATACCTGCTCTGGTCTTATATTAAATAGATGCACCGCGAGATTTTTTAGAGTATCCGCAAAGCTATACATTTTTACATACGGCCACATGTTTTCTTCTGCATAGTCAAGAAATGCGTCATCTGTTCTTCCAACGTCAAACACACCCCAGTCTTTTACTCCACCTTCATAAAATGTTTCTACTGCTAATTTACCATCAATACTGACATTAAAATCTTCAACTAACCCGCGTTCTTTTAATACTAAGCCATGAAGCCAATTTGCAGACGTTGTTTTACCAGACTGCTTTTTTCCAGATATCCCAATAATTCTTGTCATTAGTATAGTCCCTTCAAGTCATTAAGAATATTATTTTGTATCTCTAATACTGACATGTCTCCAACGTCTTTTCTAGACAATGCTGGAAACTTTAGCGTGAACAAACGATTAAACATTCTCTGAATCTTTATTTTAGATTCTCTACCAGCTTGGTCGTTGTCTGTTAAGATTACTAACTTTGTAACCCCACTGGTTATAATTTTGTTCTTCTGTACTTCTGATATTTCTTTTCCAAATATACTTACTGCATTTACAACACCTGCTTCATGAATTTTCCACACATCGCCCTGCCCCTCTAAGATGAACAGGCATGATTTAGATTGTGCGTGTTCGATAGCTCTGTGATAGTTGTATAAATAATCTGTTTTTCTGAAGTTCTTTGTGAATATGAACTTAGGCTGTATATATGCCCTAGTTGCCCTCCCAATGTAACCTGCAATAGAATTTTTATCAGAATAAATAGGTATAACCGCCCTACTATACATTGGAGAGTTTTTATCTTCACAGTCTTCTACCTCGAAATATTTTAGTGTATCAGATTTAAATCCACGCGATTCAAAATATGGAGAGTTACCAATTGTCGGCACTTGTTCATAAGTACCGACGTTCTGTAACACATGCTTTTTCTTAAACACCCGTACAATCTTAGAGAATTCATTTTCTTCATCGACGGGCTTCTTGTCTGTTTTGTATTCATTTCCAATTGAGTATAGCTCTAATATATACTTCAGTGCATCTTTAAATTCCTTCTGGGTTCCATCTTTTACAGATAATACAGATTTTACAAATCCATAAATATCCCAATTATCTTCGTGGCAACCCCTAGTCCAGCACTTCCATTGACATCTATCTTTAGAAAACGAAACGCCTTTTGGATTATCGCTTCCTTCATGGATTGGACATCTACAGAATACAGTATCTCCTAATACCTCATACTCAATATCAAAACTTTCTAACAGTCTTTCTATATCCTGATATACTAGTGTCTTGATCTTATTTAGATCATGCTTCTTCGTCTTCATCGAATGGTAACTCCGAACCCTCGATTGCTCCTTGTGTCTCTCTGTATGCAACAAATTCATCTCTAGTTCTCAATTCTTCTAGTTTACTATATTCGCCAAACATTTTCATATTTATGTAATTACCGTCCATGAGGCCCGCACCATGTCTGGCTTTCAAGGTTACAAGTTTTCTGTTACCGGCACTTGGACCATCTTCGGCTAATTCCTCAGCAGACTTTAGCTTAAATATAGAAAATGACGTACACAACCAAATAAGTCTATCAGATCCAGAAACAGCGTCTGTTGATTCTTTAGTGATGCCGTCTCTGTTTAACTGGACAAATGATAGACATGGAAAATCATACTTAACAGCGAGGTTGTGTAGTGATGTAATTTGGAACCCTAACGCTTGATATTCCTGTATGTTGTTTGTTATAGATGAAGATGACATCAATTTTAAATAATCGTATACTACCAAGCATTCATTTGTTTGCCCATTCTCATTAGTGCCTACTTCCTGTATAATCCATCTCTTGATTATGTTAATTATGTTTTCAAAGGGCGCTCCAGCTACACTCACATAAGTGTATGGTATCTCTTTAATCTTCTGTATGGCTTCTTTTGCTTTGATATACTTTTCTTCATCATCACCTATCTTACCGGTTGCCACCTCATTAATAGGTATCCCCGTCATATTTGCAATAATTCTATTAAGGTGATCTTCCTTAGACATTTCTGTATCGAGCATAAGTACAGGAATGTTTCTTGATGCAACATTTAATGCTACATTATCTGCAAATACTGATTTTCCAACGCCGGGTCTAGCAGAAACTAGGTCAACACACTTTCTACGTAGACCACCGCCAATAACTGCATCAAATCTAGGAAATCCAGTAGCTATACCAATCTGGTCACACTTATTCTCTATTAGAAAATCTAAATAGTCTTCTACTCCATCGCCAATTTTTTCTGGTTTTTTGTGAGTATCATCCTCACGTAGAAATTCCATTATTGGGTTTTCAATCAATCCAATAATTTCGTCAATGTCTTCATCACCATTGATTTTGTCAACGTCGTGTGCTATTTTTACTGATAGAGATTTTATCTTTCGGGCAAATTCAAACTTTTTAATTTGTCCAGCAAAGTGTAGTACGTTTTCCTTTTTGATAGGAAAATCCATTAGTGAGTTGATATACTCAAGCTCTTGCTTTGTATTAACAGATTCTATCAAGCCGAGTTGATTCGCAGCGGATAGGATAGAAGGAATATCTACAGACGCATCGCTCTGCAATACTTTTTCAATACACTTGTATAGAATCTGGTTATTTTGATGCCCGAATGTATTATAATCAATTAGATCAGATATATCTACATAGGCTTCTAATCCATACGTAAATAGACCTGCTAATACGGCACGTTCTGCACCGATATCTGTCAATTTGGACGACATTTTTTACCTTCCGCCGCAACGGTTACACCTGTGGTAAGAACCATGAATAAACTTTGGGTCAATTTTAAATTCTTTCCCACATACATGGCATTCTACAACTTCCATCTTATGGGCTTTTCTGACTCTTGGTGTTTTTTCAAACATTGGTGTTGAGACATCTCTATCTTCACCATCGTCTGTCCACTGATTTTTTTTAGCCTTCACAGTTTGTTTACCTCTTTGAGATTCTTCTCTAGTGACAGTAAAATCCTCATTAACTTTAGAGGATGACTTTTTCTCTGGTTCCTGTTGTTGTTCAACTTGTTCATGTGATTTTTCTCCAATAAAACTTGCTACTAGTTTTTGTTTTTGCTCGTCTGTTAGACTATTAAGTATAGACTCTAGGATTGCATCTTGTGTCATATTCTTTTTCCCTTTTCCATTAAGCAGTCGGCTTTTCTTCTTACTATTTGTTCTTTATTTTTTAATGATTCAGACCTAGCTTCTGCTACATTCTTCCACTCATTTATTTTGTTTGCTATGTGGTTCTCTCGAATCACTGTCGCCTCTTTTACTTCGTGTTTAGTGTACTGAGAAAAGTTTTCAGACTCCTGTGATATTATAGTCATTAAAGACCCCTTACACCAATTAATTACTATCTCTTGCTTTCCTTTTTCCGAATTTATATGGTCTGCGTATTGATACAACATATAAGCATAATTAAAACACTCATCTCTAGTAAGTGAGTTCATATCTTTTAAAGATATCTGCTCTGGAAATCTAAACTCGTCCTTGAATTCCGGCGGTCCTAGATTCTTTGTGTTTATATAGTTATCTATACCTATAAGAAAATGTTCAAGTCTCTCTTGCGCTGTCAATTTGCTGTCTCCATATTTCTTCGCTGTCTGAATAGTTTAATTCAACTAAGGTGATAGCATTCAACTCGCACCAATCCGATTTTAACATATCTCTTCGCTTATGATCATAGAAGCCAGCCTTAGTCTTATGA